GTAGTAGATAAGAGGTTCTTTCTGTATAGATTAGCAAAGGTGTATGCATAAAGGGAAATTAACAAATGTTAATCCCCCAAGAATTACAACTGAGCCAAAATATGTCATAAAGAACAGCTTTACAAGTAAATTTTAAAACCTACAAGTAATACTAAATTGTTTTAGCAATGTTTTAGCAAAAGAATATGGCAACATTTAAACCTACAATATTCAAAGAAAGGCAACGTGAAGATAAGACCTGGAACGTTGTTATCCGTTTTACTCATGAGCGGAAAGTACGATATATATCTACTACCATGTATATCTCTAAGAAAGACCTTACTGCCAGCTTTAAGATAAAGAACCAGCTTGTCCTAGACAAGTGTGAGGAATTGATAAAAGTATATCGGAATAAGGTAAATGCACTTAACCTTGAACTAAATTCAATGGATATAGATACAATCATTGAATACATCAAAAAGAAAGATGACAAGAACGGCATAGACTTCATTTCATTTGCAAAAAAATGGTGTCGGTCGCATACTGAAATCAAGGGCGTCAAGAACTATCAAACGGCATTAAATTCTTTCTGCTCATTCTTCGGCAGGGAATCAATTATGTGTAGCGAGATAACCGTTCAAAAGATGAAGGAATATGAAGAATATCTTTCAGATAAGAAACGAGCACAATCCCTTTATACTAATTCTATACTCCGTTTGTTTATGGAGGCAAGAGAATATTACAACGATGAAGATAATGGGATAGTAAGGATTAAACAAAGTCTATCTAAATTTAAGCCTAAACAGCAGAATACAGCAGAGAAGCGAGCTTTATCTGTCGAAGAGATAAGAAAGATATTCGCCCTTCCATACGACAACAAAGATTATAGAGGTCGTAACAGCAGACATGATTTGGCTTTGGATTGTTTTAGATTATCGTTTTGCCTTATGGGGATGAACTCAGCAGATCTCTACAATGCAACTGAATTTGACGGAGAATATATCACTTACTACCGCACCAAGACCAAAGAGAGAAGAAATGACAATGCTAAGATGGTTATTCGCGTGCATCCATTGGTTCAACCGTTTATTGACAAGTACAGAGGGAGAGACCATGTGTTTAACTTCTATGAACGATTTTCTTCAATGGGCGACCTTAATCGTGCCATTAACATTGGGCTGAAAGAAGTCGGGAATGAGGTAGGTATAGAAAATTTGCAGTTTTATTCCGCGCGCCATTCTATGGCTACAATAGCCATCAATATTATAGGGATACCTATCTATGTCGTGAATGAAATGTTATGCCATGTAGATTCAAGGCTCCGTGTTACTGAGCTATATATAAAGAAAGACTATTCCATTATAAATGAGGCAAATTTCAAATTGATAGCTTATATGTTTGGGGCATGAGACAGATGTTATGCTGATGAAAATTTAATTCAAAAATAATAATATTTTCATCAAAACGACAAAGGGAATCATTTTACAAATCCACCTCTCTAAACGTTCCATTGTATCATGGCTAGCAGTTGGCAGAATACCCAATGAGGAATATCATCCGATTGCTCAAGCAATATGTTCAACTTATCTTCTTTCATATTATGTTAGCATAAAAAAAAGCGGTAAAACCGTTGGGAATTACCGCTCTGATTTATTTTGAATCAATAAGACTTTATTGATATTTGCCTTTTAAGTTCTCGGTGAATATTTTTCAATAGATATGCCTAGAAATACATTCTTATCAAATTGTAGCCAGAAAAGATGTCAAACTTTCCATATCATCAAATTCTTTTATTTTAGTATCATCAGTCTTTCTAACTCTTTTTTTCTTCCTACTTTCAGAAACAACAGATAGCATATTTTGCACAACACCACTGGCATTGTGTAATTGAATAATATGTTTTTCTACTAAGATACATAGTTCATCAGCGAATGATCTTGAAATAAAAGAAACATCGCTTAAATCAATTATAGAACCACTATGCTCTGCTATTTTTTCTCGTAAAATTTCAGCATTAGAACGTGAGCGTATTTCAGATCCTAATAGATCATGAAGCTTAATTATTTCTTTCATAATACCTCCTATTTTATATACTTCGTATAATCAAATTCTTCACTAACTGTCAATGGTATTCTCATAAGTATAATCGTGCCATTCCAATTAATAGTATCAGGCAATTTTACATAATCACTTCCACCAGATGCATCATGCCTATGAAATGCTCCTCCTGATAACATAAAGAATGCTCCTCCAAGACCTTCCACAATCATACTTTTAGTAGATGATATACCAAATCCTCTACTTTCAGCATCGGGAAGATCTTTAGTCGAATATCCTTCATTTGCATATTTCAATGCTTCAGCTTCATTGTCACCTATCTTATCAAGCATCTTTTGTGACTTGACATAACTTCCATAAATTGTTATTCCATCATCAGCAATGCATATATCCAAACAATTCTCACGTTTCAGATATTGCGTATATATATAACCATAATCACTATCAGAATGTTGATTTATATTGCAAATTAACTCACTAATCAAATACGAAAGTGGAGTTTTAAGTTTTAAATCTAAATTTTTCTGTTTTTCAATAACTCCTTGAATAATGGTCTGCATTGAATCTATATTCTTATTCAATCGACTAAAGCGACATATAGGGATATAACTTTTCCCTAAATATTCTTTCAACGCACTATTTAGATCCATGTCATCTTTTATCGTCAGCATATCAAAGAACTTAACACATTCTAAATAGTTTTTCATATACCCAACCACATTTTTACACTGTACGTTCTTACATTTGCTTTTATATATGGCAAATGGGAACAAAAAAAATGGATGGAAAAATGAGGTTTTTGAAAAATCCCAAACAGGAACATCATTATTCCTTATTTGTTCATTCGCAAAAATGACAGAAAATAAATGGTTAAAAACACTACCTATCCGTTCATCTCTATCCGCATTTGGAATATTAATTACCTTATTCATAGTACAAGAAAATAATACTAATATTTACAGAAGGATATCTAATTACGGTATTCCTGTAAATTCCTTATTATAGTGCAAGATAATGCTGTTGTACATACCAGTACTCCTATATGACGCAAATATAGGCAATTATATCAATATGACAATACCAAAGATGGCTATTAACACTTTAAATTTAGCGGTAATTCCAACAAGTCAAAGAACGCTTCTGTTCGATTATTATTTTTCCATTCCCTTTCTGCAATGTTCACACAAGAATTTCTTGGCAACAGGAAACATCTTCTGACCGACATATCCGCTGAGATATTGTGCTTCCTCTCCATAAGGGTTAATTCCGAAAGCCTTGGAAATATGCCGGCATAAATGACCTTTTTCGTGGTCCCACGAATTTTGAAACTGTTCGGGGGTAGAAGTCAAAGAGAGCACCATTACCGTCTCTCTTCTCCTGTAGTCCGAATAGGTAAGTCCGGTATTCATCCTGCCTTCCGTCAGGTTGCGATACGCACGTTTGAGGGAATCCCCCCTGCATCCTATACGGTACAGGTCGGTAATGATTTCCTTAGCCCAATAAGTGTGTACCGCATAATACACCTTGACGTGCCAATCCCCATATTTCGGTATGTAGAACTCCTGAACAATCATATAACATCAGACCAAATTACAGGAACTCCTTTACCGATGCAGGTGGCAAAGAATTCATCAAACGCCCTGCAAGGGTCCCCATCAATATCATCAAGGTAGCACTTTATGTGTTTGCACAAATGTGCTTCGTCAACCAATGATTTTTTGAAAAAATCCGCTTTCAACATATTTGCAACATAGGCAACGTCATATCCTTTGTCGTGTTCGATGGTAATTCCGTTTGCTTTGAGCATATCGTCCACCTCATCTTTACTCCAAGGGTCAAGTTTCTTTTCCTTGCCTGTTGCCTCGTCTTTCACTTTCATTTTTGAAACAGCCCATTCGTAAAGTTTTTTGCTGAAATGGAATCCGTATGATTCCAGGTATTCTTGCATCCCTGATGGGAATTTGCTATATGTATCTAATCTTTGTTCCATAGCCTTAATTTAAAAAGAGGGGCGTTTTACCCCTCCTGTTATTAATAGAATTCACCGTTAGAGCGTCTGCGTCTGCGTTCGCCCATTTCATCCATACGCGGATATTCAGGAAAGTATCCGGGGTATCTGCGTTCATCCATGCCGGATGAGCTTCCACCACCTGAATAACTTCTCCCACCATCACGGAAACCCATCTCTCCGCGCATCTCTCTCATGGCTTTTTCGTAACCTTTGCGGCAGCCTTCCTTGTAGGCTTCCTCCACTTCGTCACCTCTCATACCGAAGCCGCGTCCGTAATCGTCACGCCCTTCTTCTAATATTTCCCACATTCCCATAATCATTTCTTGTTTTTAGATGCTTCAACCACTCCGAGCTGTTCCATTAACTTCTGATTCTGTGCAATGAGGTCAGCCATATTTTTGCTCATTTCCTGCATGTTCTTATCCATATTGGACATTTGCCCTTTCAATGCGGATATTTCCTGCTCCTGCTGTTGCTTGGCTGCAAATTCAGGGTTCAGCATGGCAAGCATTTGGTCACATACCCTAAGAAAGTTCTGATGATATTCCACACTTTTTAGGACATCCTCACTTTTCTGCTTCATGGTAAGGACCTCAGTATTCATTTCGTCTCTTGACCCTGTAATCAGCATTCCTGTCTTAATATCATCGGCAATATTGGCATTAGCCGGTATCTCTTGCAAATTGACATTCTGTCCGTTTATATTCACGACAAAATCAATAACCTGTACCGGCTGCGGATAAGGCATGTTGGGAACAGTCTTATATATGGTTTTTATGGGGCTTACATTAACGACCTGCCCACATTCCAAACTTGGATTTGCACCTCTATGAAGAAGATATAATGTACTGTTTACTCGTAAGTTCTGAAACATGATTGTTTGATTTTAAAGGAGTGTGGCTATTTCCATTTTGGAAATCACCACAAAACTCCATGTTAATTATTACTTGCTCCTTAAAGAAGCTGTTTCTGCTGTAGGAGCCGGAGCCGCTGTCGGTCTGTATCCACCATTAACAAGATACAATTCGTTGGTGTACTTGTTATAGTGAATTTCATAGATGCCTGTTCCGGCTAAGTTTTCAACAGTCACAGGCTCATTGTTATAAGCCATCAACGGTCTTGTGTCCCCATTAGTCCCTATCAGTATCGGAAGAGTTGCAGTCGTGCCGGCAGGTATAGCCTGACGGAGGCTGATATAGAACCCTCCAACATAATCCCTGTTACGGAATGCGTGGTTAGGAAGTTCCAAAGTAACATTCTCCGTGCCGACGGTCACAGCCACCGTAGGAAGAGTGTTGAAATTTGTTCTTCCGATTGATGGGAATAGGGATGGGAATCCTGTAAAAAAGTTAGGCCACATATCTACCTCCTTTCTTACCGGATTAACCCCAGTAGTTGTTGCAACCACATCCACTACGTCCGTATACAGCGTCACCCATATATGCACCGTAGGCGGCTGCGCGGAAACAATCTGTATTAATAGCGGTTAAATTGGGGTATTGAACACTCACAGTATTGGGGAGCTTGCATTTGATTCCATCAACGTCGCTTTGTAATGCCTGCAATCCGGCTGCCAAAGGAGCAATCTGTTGTCCTACTGCACTCAGGATAGTGGCGTTCTGATTACGCTGGGATATTTCGGCTGTTAAAGTAGCCTTTTCCGCAGTAAGAGATGCAATCTTGTCCTGCAATGCCTGATTTTGAATTGCATCAAGTTTGGCAAGGATAGCATTCGTATTTGCAGTAGCCCCGTCACGCAATGACAATGCATTGTTGTTCATTGTATTGGTAAGGGCATTCATTGATTCGCAATTCTGCAAACGTCCTTCATAACCTTGTCTTTCAATAGCTGTTTGCGTTTTGCAGCAACAATCGGCAAGTTGAGTAAGGATAGACTGGTTGCCTGACTGCATAGCATTAATAATCTGGTTGGTTGACAATCCCACCTGATTACCTACTTGTGTAATGCTATTCTGAACATTGCACAATGCTGTCTGAACCTGTTGGGTAGAGCAGTTGAATGAAGAAGCCAATTGAGAGATAGCATTACCGTTACCCTGAATAGCTTGCATCAACAATTCGCGTCCTGCGTTTCCTGCCAATTCTGCCGGAAGTCCGTTAGCTCCGTTTCCTCCACGTCCACCGAACAAACCGCCACCGTTGCCGTTCCATCCAAAGATACTTGCTATCACAACAAGCCAGATAATGCTCCACCATCCGTCCTGTCCTCCAAAGCCGTTGCCGTTATTCATCAAGGCAAGCAGGTTAGGGTCTATCCCCTTGTTCCCAAACATTCCGGGAAGCATGGCGGTAATGTCAAGCTTGCTACCGCCTGAACCTCCATTGCCTCCGTCTGAATTAAAAACATAAGTTCTTTCCATAAGTATTTGTATTTTGTATCCCGGTCAAAATTGACCGTATGCAAAAGTACATATGTTGTAACTTATGTAAAATCAGTTGTTTCCCAATGATTTCTTTATATTATCCCAATATATTCTCAACATTTTCCCACTTTCCATCCTCTCATAGAAATTTGATATCATGTAGTTGACAGCACGTTTGGTTTTGTGGATATGAACGGCTATTTGTGAAGGGTACATGCCGCTTTCAGACAGGAGAGACACAAGAAGATACCGGGCATCCACTGTTTCCATGTTTTTATCAGATGATAATATTTGGTCTACAGGCACTTCGGTTTCTTTTGAAACAATATTAATTATCTTGGCAAAGATTTCTGATTTGCACATAGTTTTTTCTAATTTTTATGCTTATCTTTGCCTCGCCACATAAAACATGAGATTTTGATGAACAAAGCATAAGATATTTATGTTGAAGATATTAGCCCCCAACATCAGGTATCTTATGCTTTATCATGTTTTTATGTGGCAATATTAATATGATGTATGTTGGGGGCTTTTTTTTAATTCTTAGCCCCCGAAAGAACTGCTTTTGTTATTTTTGAGTAATCGCTACGCTTCTACTCGTAGCGTTGTGAGGATAATCCTCGGTATAGTGTTCTATTTCATTTTGAACCTCCTTTCTTTTTTATATTATAATTATGCAATTATACAAATAAATTACCACACCAACAAATTATAACTAATTCCAATTCCTACATAACTCCCCACCGGATAACTATATCCTGCCTGAATCCCTAATCCCCATTTTTTTGATGGACATTTCGGTATGCGCACAATATCATTAGTAACCGTGACAGTCTTAGGATATACCTTCAAACTGTCCAAGTTCGGGTTATAACCACTGACATAAGCCGTATAGTTACTGTCCCGGTATATCTTCTGCTCGACAGGGAGCACCGTATCACCTACATGGATAGTATCGCCTGTGTGCCAGCAAATCAAAGGAGTAGGAAGGTAGTAGGGGACCGTATCCCTTCTTATCACAAGGCTTGAGCTGAATACCGTATCCGTTCTTGCCTCTATAACTGCTTCGGGGGATGGCTTTGCGAACCATCCTAAACCGAAAGCGAGTACAACCAGTAATATGTAAGGAAGCCATTTCATTTCAATTTGCTTTTAGCTTGCAACATTAACATACAACCCTACCAAGCTGCTTAAGTCATGGGTCAATGCCTGACCGCTGTCCCTTGTGCAAATATACAATACGTCATTCTGAGTATAGTACTTGTCCTTGAATATCTCCATAGGAGGTGTATAGGGTATAGGGTCATCCTTGGTGCCTGATGCGGTCTCTACAACCACTTCGTAGAGTGCTGCCGTAGCCATGCCGGGATATTGGCTTTCCAAAACCATAGGGATATCTTGCCGGACCTTATACAGGTGTTCCTTGTAATTAACCTTATCCCCCTTGGATAAGGATTCGTCTATGAATTCCGCCCAATCGGGATACAGCGATTTAACTTTCAAAGATTCGCTGTCTGTCAGGCTCAATGTCTGTATCTGTTTTTTGGCGGATTCCACCATGTTTTGTGCAGATGCAGCCAATATGTAATCAGCACTATAAGGTTGCGGTTCGTGATTCCATTCTTCCGATTCCATGATTTGTACAAATTCGGGGTCATCCATTCTGTAGGTGGGGAAGGAGTCCTTTGGGAAGAGGTTAACGAATTCCTCATGCAGCACTACTTTAGTGCCGTCTGCGTTGCTTCGCATTGTCGGTAGAGCCAACAGTCCATGTTGGGTCAGCCATTCTATCGTAACGATTGTATATCTCATTGTCCAATTATATTAGTTAATACGTAATCAATTAATTCTTGCTCTGTGAATCCGTCTGCCTCTGTTGGTATGGAGTCGAAGGCTATGGAGTTGTAGAAGGCGAGTTTGGGAAAATAACCGGAATAATGTTCATTAGAAAAAAAAACAGGCTGTTTGCTATTGGCAGAATTGACTGTACCATTCACAATTGTAATGATATGTTTGATATTGAATAAATTTTCGGGTTTAACAGATTCATTCAATACACCATCTATATAAGTTATACCATTGGGATTGTTATTATTATACGCAATTGAATTAATACTAGCTGATACCCAAAATGGTTTATTTAAACCGCTTTGGGCATAGTACGTCTTATGAGCATTAAGACTCCCTATCGGATTAACCGTCATAAACAGCATCTTCACTCCACTACTCAGATTCTCTACCAATCCGTAATCATCTACACCATCTGTCACTAATGCACCGGGATATTCGGGTATCTGAGTAATGGTGATGTTACAGTTGTCTATAGGCTGCTTGGAAGTAAACCCATACCACCCGGATAATCCTTCGTATTCACTCGAGTTGAGCTCAAAGTATCCATTTTCCAATGTAATATTTTTGCTACCTTCTGCATCTGTGTATCTAAAGATTAACTTACCTTTAAGCTCTTCCGTTATCCCTGTAATATTACATTTTAAAGTTGCTTTTTTAGCACTATCTTGATATAATACTCCTCTATATTCTATTTTTACGGATTGTATTACAATTGATGAGTCCGATTCTATTTTTACGGCTCCATTGTTTGAATCGGTTCTCCAATTACTAAAGTTGTCGTTGTATCCTCCAACACCACTCATTTCGGCAAACAGGAAGTTATTTAATTTCATTCTCCTTCCTTTACCCGACAAGTCCTGCAAGTAAGCAGATTCCTTCAATGTTTCGTTGGTCGCACCTTGCTTCTTTACGTCATAGTAGAAAACGATATGCTCCCTTATCCATTGAGGGATAGGGGAAGGCTTGGAACCACCGCCACCCGAACGGATTTCGCCAATGTGATTCAGTGCGATTGTATTCAACCGCACCGAATTTAAAGATATTGTGTTAACCTTCATAATCACTCCAAAATTAATGCCTTGACAGGCTTAACATTGCACTGAATCTTGATATGCTGCTCACCAATGACACCTTCGATGTTCTTCTGCCAAACTGTTCCAACCCCGTAATCGACTTCGAACGGCACCCAACTCTCACCGTCCAAACTCTGAAACAATACCACCTTGGACGGATGTGTATCGAATACCAATTGCAAACCAAATGTAGACGCAGCAGGCTGAAACTTATACTCCTGATTGGAGCCGGATGCTGCAAAATTGCCGGTTATATCCTTTAATGCCATAATTGTAGATTTAATTGTTAAACAATTTCAATTGTAATACTTTCGCCTCTTCTCTGTGCATCCTCTATCAGCACATTGAGCTTATCGGATGTATATCGGGATTCGGTCAATCGACCGACTTCCGTATTCCTTCCGACAAGTATGCAGCCGGCAGAATCATCGGCAGTATTCCCCGGATGTATCAAGATGCCTTCAAAGGCAGGGACGTTAAGCAATCGTGGCAGGTTTCTGCCAAACTTGGGAGACCAATTATATACTACCTTATATTCTCCGTAAGGGATGGCGGTTTTGCCATATACCTTCTTTTCATTGCTCAAATCGCGGACGGTGTCTTCCAACGTGTTGCAGAAAAACTGTTCGTCTACGAACAGTCTGCCCACCGTATAAGCGGGTTTCTTCCATAATCTTTCCACTCTTAATTTCATTTCTTTTCCTCCTTAATTACTTCTTTAATATCTTCTTTGTCAACTTTTAATGTCTTGCCGAAAATCAGCCTGAACGCTTCGACAATATTCAGCTCGATTCCCTTCGGCTTAAGTATGTTGCTGATAATCGAGCACATTTCCAAAAAACATACCATCAGGCAGGAATACATATCAATGTCGTAACGGCTACCCGATGCCTTGTTTATCATCACCACCATGAAAACAAAGCTGAAATATGTAACCATCTTGCCCATGGTTCGCCTTACCGCCCGACTGAACCGGACCTGTTCGCCCATTATGATACTCTTTCTCAGCCCGCAGGCTAAATCACATATAATCACGGCAGCAGACACTATCAGCCACGGAATCATGTGTTCTATACTCTCCTGAACGAATGCGGTAGCTATTCCTGCCAATCCTCCGGCTACGCTCTTATCGATGCCATCTCTAACTATTGCACTAATCATTTGTCGGATTAATTTTTAATGTTATATTTGCAAAACCTTGTTAACCGGAACGCGAAAGCTAATCTTGATTCCCTGCCCGCCTGAGAAGGTATGCAGGGAATTTCCCTATCTTAGCCTAATCAAGATTAAACACAAGCTTGCTCGGATAGCCAACGGTATAGTCATAATTAATCAGCTCTTCAAGCGTACTTAATCCGGATACCTCGGATAGATGCTGCTGTGTGACATTATAGCATGATAACGCATACAACTCCAATTGAGAAAGCATCTGTAGTGCCACATCTATTGGGATGGTGTAATTAATCCCCTCAAACCAAAGAACGGTATCAGTCTTTTTGGCACTCTTCTCAATGTTGATGCTGTTCATCAGACCTACACGCATTTCCTTGGAGAGCCACATCTTCTTGCCGGCAAGGGTAAATTCGTTCACATGGTCAGACACATCATATTCTTTGACGCGCTTCTCCAGTTCCCGGACCAATGATTTTCTTACCGACCCTTCATCATTCGTATCACAGTACACCCATAATGTATCATATATATATGCTGTCCTTTCTACAGTACCTTCCATCGCAGGATAAGTAACTACTTCCTCGTTGACGCATACCAATGCTTTCTTGCCTGAATAGGTTATTAAAGGCATACGTATATCAATTTCATTTCTTTCTGTTTCCATAATCATTCTGTTATAATTCGATAAAAGGGATAGAAAAAGCTCCAGCGTAATGGGCAAATTTATTGGCAGCATTATAGTTGCAAAACGAGGTACGAACCGAAGCATAGATGAAACTCTCAAGGCAACCCACAACAGAGCCATGGAGACACCGCTCATTCGCATTGACATCGTTATTAATATATAACCATAAGTAAGCATTCTCGTAATTACGGCTCCCTCCACCGGTAGTCTCCGCACAAAAAAGAGAAAAATCATAATCCGATTTTTTCACCCATGATTCACTGGCAACAGGAAAATTAACCCCCGGATATTCCTTCTTTAAATCCAAACCTTTTTCCATGTCACTTTCTTCATTGTCATGGACACGGTATGAGTAGGTTGTACGTGCGGGTACTCTGCTCACATCTGATGCACAGCGGAATTGCACAGGCAGATTATTGCCTTCCGAATCCTTTCGGACAATGTAATATGCACCGTCCATCTGTAGGGATAGCCCGACAATCGGTAGATTCCATCCTCTGTATATGGGGACAGAGCGTTTCAGGATTCCAATGCCGCCATCCAGCACCGTATTGTCACTCCATTTGACACCGTCAATAAATTCCATCTTGGTGTAAGAGTTTACGACGGCTGTCATTACTCCGTCTGCCATTCCCTCACATCCGGGGACATTTCTTACCACGTAGTAATGCTTGCAGGCTTCCATGCCTGCGCCCGTAGACAGGTTGACAGAACCATCGGTTGTACACGACACATTTCCGGCTGCGTCAAAAGTGAACACATTCCCAATATTCCCTATCTTCGGCACAAGTCCTGCCTTGGATATGCCGTCCAATAGTCTTTGAGCTTCCATTATTTCTAAAAATCCGCACCATGTGTTACCTAAAATACCACCAATCAGATTAGTCTTATTTGCCGAAGATGGCGGAATAACCATATTAACACCATGCAGAGTGCTGTATTTTACTGTATCCCCGATTATCACCTTCCATCCGCTATTAGCGGTAAGTGCACTGTCTGCAAATGTAGTCGCATTAACGCTGTCTAATATTGTACAACCTGCGCCAAACAGGTTTAACCTAGTATGTGCCCATGTGCCTATCTCAAAACTCATCAGACAAATAATGATTTCATAGAACTCATAATACATGCCCATATATGGACGATTGGTCGCTTCGTCTGCATTCTTTGCCTGTGCATTCTTGATTGATTGTACCGCGGACACATTTTGTGTCGGGTATCCGCCACCACTTGTCTTATAGCTTTTTTTGAATATGTTCAAAGGTGCGGAGTATGTCCCGATTGCGTTCTTATTATAGACATAATGGGCGCAATTTCTTGCATCACCTTCCAGCTTGGCGGTAACACATCCACCGGGGACGATGGCAAACGGTCTGATTCGCTTTGCCTGCTTCCCTCCGATACCGAAAGGCAGAAGAGATAATGCCACAATGTTATATTCCCCTTCCGTACCTCCCTGTGGCGTATATTGCATGGTGGTGCGTAAGTAATACAAATCGCAATCGGTGAAGTTCATTACGTCTCCATCGGTCCCGTCTATGGCAATATTCCTGCCATCGACAGATTGAGTAAGTCTTCCCGGTGCACATTGTTTTAACAACTTGCCATTCTTAAACACTCCAAGATGCAGATGTGACGCTAACGAGCGAAGTTTCGATGTGTTCCCAAATGTAACCTGTGCATCCGGGTCTGCACTTCCGTTTACTCTTGCGAATCCACATGCGCCCAAGGCTTCCAGCTCATTTGCCAGTGCTTCGATAGCGGTTGCATTGGCTTCCTCGGCTGTTTTTGCACGTTTTGTTTCGTCAAGAATTCGCTTATTCAATTCGGTTAACTCTTCCGTAAGGTTTTTACGCGTAGTCGGATGTACCACCGCATCAGTGGTTGTAGCAGGGTAAATAGTCTGCCCGCCTTTGGTAAGTTTATGAATTTTAGCCATATAATTCTTATTAATTTCGTAAATTTATTCTTTATCGGTTCCCGATTAAAGGAAAACACTCAGTACATCTTCGTATTCTTTATCGGAAATTGGAGAGGAAGAAAGCATCTCATTCTGCACATCCTTTACCACAGAGTCCTTTAATTCGGTACGCTGCTCCTCTGTCATGGATTCCCATGTCATTGGGTCTCCCTTATCGCCCTTCTGATAGTTAGGATAAACGTCAATTGTACCTGTACTGTCATCAGACTTGCCATTGACAAGAACGATGCTTGTAAACTCCATGGATACAAGGTTACAGATACCATCAGCAAAATCAGCATCAGTAAGGTAATACTCGCGTCTGACCGTCAGGTTGCCCGGACGCATGCCATGATTATCAAACACAACCAGCAGGCTGCCATCATCCAGCCTGCGACAGTTCTTGTAATCGTGTCCGTCGAAAGAGGCTACAACGGGTTTCGACAATGCTGTCTGATAAGTAAACCGGAAAGGAGTTTTCAGGTCTCCATTGAGGTTTTTCTCTATGATTTTAAAATCGGACTGATAATTTATTCTCATAACTATAATATTGATGTCACATCGTCAATTTCCACGGCAGACAGATACTTCTTATCAGCGTCTACGGTTTTCTGATAAGGTGTTAAATCAGGTGCCACGTATCTTTTCAACGCATCGGTAGATAATCTTCCGTTTGTATTCCCTTCCTGAAAGGGTATGTTCTCCTTACCGTTCGGCATTGTCCGTGCGTCAAGCTCGTTAATCGTTTTTCCTGCCATAAGTATTTGTTTTACATTATAAACATTCTGCCAATCTCCGCCAATACGGTGATACCATTAACCTTGATTTCCCCATCTTCATTCCTGCCGATTGCAAACTCCTTATCCGTAGGGATAACTTCCGCAATGGAAACCAAATCATCCTCTGTGAGTGCCCTTTCGTTAACTGTATAGTCATTGTCTGCCGAAGCGCATTCTCTTGCCTCTTCAAACTCACGCATCAGTGTTTTTTTCATATCAACATAAGAGAGGTATTCCTCACTCTGCTTAATCGACTCAAGCTCCTGTTTTTCTTCGCTGCTTATGTTTTCTTTCTTCTCCAGCTCAGTCACGCGGGGGAAGGCTTGGGCGTCATATCCTTCGGGCTTCAGCTTGGCATAGATACCGCGCATATCCTCGTTAAAGCTCTCCATTGCCCTTTCGTAAGCTACCAGATTCAAGATTATCTTCACCTTCGTTTTATTGGCAAGTGGCGCACCCTCATCCGATTTCAGAGGCACGAGTTGCAAAAAACTCATTTTTCTGATAATTTCGTTGATTTTCATTTTGCACCTCCTTCCTTGGGAATGGAAGACAATATGCTTCTAAGCATACTCTCTATATCTTCGATGGGAGCTTTCATGCCTACTGTCATGGTAAACCCTGTGGGCATGATAGAGGCTGTGCCGACATAAGCATCTCCATCCAATACGATATATTGGATATCATTTGTTGTGTTGTTTGAGACCTCGCCATTTTCATAAAGCCTTGTAATACTTTCTTTTTTTCTTATCAGTTCCATATCTGTATAATTTAATGATTAGTATATTATGGGTTAGGGTTCAAAGCCAAAGGATAAGCCTTCTTCGTGTACTTTCCGTTGGATAGTGTAACATATACATAGTACTCTTGCAAGAAATTCATCAAATCAAATTGACCCGATATCACAACCGGATTGTCCAGAGTCAAATCCTTGTCTCCTAAAGATTTTTGCTGCTCACCTGCCTGGAACGGGTCGGTCACGTCACTCGTTATGAATCGCAGACTAATCCAATTGTTGCGAAGTGTCATATTGCCATTGGTAGCCTTTAACTTGAGTTCCCACTTGACAGCCGTATTCAGACCTGTCATTGGATCCGTCACATACTCTGCATTCAGATTGATTACCAAACCACCCGCTTCTTCTTCCGATACATACTTAACCCTGCCGGGAGAGCAGTTCATAACGGGCAGGAACAAGTTAACCGAATCCAAGTCATAGATGCTATCAATCTTATTCATACAGAGAAATGGATATACATCATAATATTGACCTAGTGTCAGACCCCTGGCAGGCATTTCCAATGACACACCCGGCTTCACGTTCGCCAGTTTCCTTACGATTCTGTTGGACGAGTCAACCAACATCGCCCCAAACCACCATGTTTCAAGGTTAGTCCCGAAATCTATATCGGACAACGTTATAGAGCCGGGACCTGACTTGTCCACATCGGTAATGTTGATTCCAACCGAACATGATATAGTTCCGGATTGGGATACTTTGGAATCGCACTGAAAAGCGAATATGGGTGCCCATGCATTATGCTTGTACAACAGAAAATCAGCCAGCCTATACGGACTCCCACTTCCGCCCCAAGGTCTCTCATAGGTATATCCGTTCATCTTGTCTTCCGTATACAGCTTGGGGATTTCTTCATAAGACGCTACAGGGGGCGGCTTAATGCCGCAATTCTTCATCGAGCCTTTCCACCACGCCCCTTCACCGTCAGACGGCATGCTCCTGTCAGGAGCAGCAGAAGCAATATGGACAGGCTTACATCTTGACCACATATTAATCTCATGGCTCGTGCATAACCCGCTCACATTCGCTGCAGACGTTCCAAGAACGGAAGCAACGTCACTCCTCAGATTGACAGGAGACGTAATTACGTTATTCGAATTAGCCATATCAGTAGAGCAGTAACAGGGTTATATAAGTCGAGATAAAGGCACACATCTCCATCCAAAACACAGGCTTCTTGAACTTAAGGCATGCCAATACGATTACACCGCCAAGGAAGGTTATAAGAGGGACGTACCAAAAACTCATCAACACTTGCCATACAAGAGAGGCAAGCGCGCAGATTCCCGCGCTTACATAATGGATATTGCGGTTATAGTCCTCCTTGAACAAGGGAGCCGAGCCGACAAATGCCAATGATGCACTTGCGATAAACGCCAGGAATTGGTATTCTTCCTTGCTGGCTTCGATGAACGATGCAACCAGCAGGGAAGATTCGGCAAGGCAGAAGAGCGTGAACAGCCAACCCCTCTTTCCAAGCCGATAGTATGTGTCACTGATACTTGCAGGGATGCCATACATCCCGACTGTATATCCGATATAGGATACAAACAGAACAATCGAAACAATCAATAATGTAACCATAGTTTTTAATTTATAAATTTACGTTTCAAATCATCAATCTCTTTGTGCAGCTCAATTATCTGAGCCTGCAATACTGCCGTATATTGGGCATAGTTCACGGACAGGTAGTGTTCTTTCGAGCTGCCTTTAGACACCAGCTCAGGATACAATTCTATCATGTCCTGTGCGATAAACCCTATACTTTCCTTTCCATCCTTGATATAGCTGACAGGGGTAATGAACCCTCTGTTCCGTAGCGGTTTTATACATGATTTTAAGCGCGCGTCCGAATAAGCGGTAATCTCACCGCTTGCAAGGAACGAACCTTGGACAACCGCCCTGTTATTAGAGGCTTCAAGCTCCAATCTAATCCCCGGGCTGTTACCTCCATCATCATTCGACACTGCTATCAACATGGTTCCCCATGTGTCGTAATTAGGACGATACGTGCCAATGGTGTATCTTGTCTGCCATCCAACACCGTCCAGTGTATCCTTCCAGCCAAGAATCGGTCTACAGGAGTCGTGCATCATCAAGGATAATTGGTTAGCCCTGAATACGGCATTGTCCGGATTGAAGTATATCGGCCATTGAAATTGCCAACGGTCTGTCATCGTGCTTACGAATGATGCTCTGCATTGAATATTATTGTAGCAATAGAGATTCGTGATATTAACAATACCGTCCGACTGGAACTGAGCTACACGCCCTGCCGAAGTGTAGAATGCGATACCGTAATATCCCGACATGTGCACAAAATTGTCATTCCCTGCGAAGGATAAACCATTCCAAGGACTACCCCCATCGTGAGCATTATCAGGCTCACTACCAATTATGGTGCACCCAACCTTATTCGCCCAAACAGTACTCCACATATTGCTATTCCATCCACCGCCAAGGCTCTTGCTTCCCGATGTGGGAATCAGCCCATCAGAACCGAAACTGTAACCGAATCCCGAACCATTAAGGGATATTTTTTTGCTTCCGTAGATAGTCAAGGAATCATCAGACGCCTCCTTCAAGTATACGTAATCACCGTCACCGAAGTTTATTTTGTTACCAAAATTCCCGGCTTTGTTCAGGACTATATTATTAGTGGTCGTAGTTCCGTTTATCGCAAGGTTGCCTGTTATCGTCCCACCTGCCAAAGGCAGATACTTTCCTGTTATAATATCATCCTCCAATTGGGACAGTTTTGTCGGGTACGCAGGAAGAGAGATCACTCCATTGGATACATTATAAGGAGTCGTGCCCAGCTTTACCTGTTTGGCATATACATTGCCCAAGTCCGGTATATGGGAAAAATGGATTCTCTTGGACGTGTCAGACTTGGCAAGCTCATCCCACATGGCATCTATATCCAAACCGCCACCGCCTTTTTTATTCGTCCACTTGTTTTTGATTGAGTCGTAGGTCAATACCTGTCCTTCCGATAGAGGAGTAACCAGGTCTACATCGTCCAGCATGCCCAATGAGGTTGCACCACTTCCACCACCGGTTGTCGAACCGAACGCAGCAAGGTCTCCCGTAGCGTAGAAATTAACCATAGACCCATCATCTTTCTCTACATATACGGCATTATTGGCTGCGTCATATTTCAGCAAGGCATTACCGATTTGGACAGAATTGATGGCTTTTATATGAGTGAACGGATATTGAGGTTCCAATATATATTTGAATTCTGCCGAGCGCAAGAACTTAAATGCCGACAGTAATACACCGACCGTTTCCTCACCGACAAAGAATGACAACGGGTCTGCATGGAGTGTACCATCTTCTTCCCACCAAAGTGCACCGTTGGCAAAATAACCCGTACCGTCAAAGCGCACAAGACCTTTGGCAACGTTTTCCGGCACGCTGCTTTCCGGGTAATCGAATTTGTCCAGCATGGAACCTCCCCACCAGGAAGCAATACCTCCGCCACGCTTGTCGGATTGGTATACACCGTTCGTACCGCTCATTATCTTGAAACCGCTTTCCGAGGTGTATCCTAAAGCTAACAATGAGGATTGAATAAGACCACCCTCAATATTGGTATATTCCTTAAGTGCTTTCGTCAGATAGGATATATCTCCTATATTCTTCGATATTTCCTTGATGGATTCGTTAAGCTTGCCCTGTATATAATTGTTCGCGGCATTGACATTGGCAATAAAATCACCGTACTTCAAGTTGAACGCTGAATACTTGCCATCCACCATAGCCACTTCGGTAGCTGTGGTCTTACCGTCCTGAATCACACCGTTAATGGTGTTTATAAGCTCCTGTGCCGAGTTATTGAACAAGCGGTACGCAGTTTCCAACTCCGTCTTTACCACGCCTTCATCAAGAAGCTCATTCTCTATAATCTTATTATAGGATTCTGTTACATCGTTTTTGATGGAATCAATATTATTCAGGTATTTTTTAATCGCAGCCGCTTCCCCTCTGTCTACGATACCATCATTGAATGCTTCATCGGTAAAGTCCTTCATTGAACTTACAGTGCTATCCAGCTTTTCAGCCGCTTTCTTCGTCTCTTCGGCTATTTTCTTTGCTTCTTGCGCCAAAGTGTCATCAGTGTATTTTGATGCAAGCTCCCAATGGGAGATACTAAATGCTTCCCCTGCCTTTTTCGAAGTGTTCGCTCTGAGCATATCGTCCTTGTAAGTGCTACCATAGGTCGCATTTACCCACATATCACCTATGTCGTATGCGTCCGAATTCTGCGGTTGTCTCACAAAGATGCGTCTTTTCCCATCTGCGGTATCCTGTGCTTTTTGAGCGTTTTCCAAAGCCTTGACAATATCCGTATCGGTAATGGCATTCCAATACCATCCCTTTTCTTGTTCATATTGGAACCGGTATGCTTTTCCCTCCTTGCTGTAATAGAGGTCTCCCAAATGATTGTTCTTCTTCTCATCTGTATCCCAATCGGATGCGGGAAGATTTTCAAGGGTGGGCACAGGGTCGTAAAACCATGTTTCTATCGCACCGTCAACCTGATTCTGGATATTATCTATTTCCTGCTTGATGTACTCTTTCAGAGGGTCTAAATCCTCAATGTACTTTTCAGATGCTTTTTTGAGAGCATCTTCGATGGTGTCTCCATTGCCGATGGTAGTACCGACCGACAGCTTTCCTTTCAATTCCACGCCTTCACCTTGGGTGAACTTAACAAAGCTGTTACCATCACGGTCCCCAATATACGCATCACCGTATACATGGAAAAACGCCTTGTTGTTAGTTTTGTCTACACCATACTCAACATACTCCTTGTTCAAGTAGGAGTAGGAGTCTATACCGTGATACAGAGTAACACTCGGGCTGAACACATCGGTAGAAGAGAAAACAATGGCATTCTGTGCGTCAATATTGCTTTCATCCGTCACGTCCTTGTTGTCAATGCCTTTCCATTTGATTCGTGCACCAAGGTGGGCTACAGTATCACCCTTTGCCGGAATATCACTGCCTGTGTCGCAATCCGCCATGCTGAGGTCAATATAGTGCAATTTGTATATGCCGACATTGATAGGCTCTTTGCTTGCCCCTACACATAAACGCCAATAATAATGGTTCGCTACCTGTTGGTATTCTCCCGGTTTTTGTATGTTGAAGTTTTTGCTCTGTATCTGGAAGCCTGCACGGAAGCGGTTCTCCACTTCCACACCGTCCTGCTCGGCAAGGAAGAAACATCTGTACACGCCTTCGGGGACGCCATTGTCTACCGTTTCTTTATCCATCAATTGGAGTTCACTGCCATCTGCAAGCAATATAGGATTCCCGTCTGCCATTGAAAGTATGGGCGTTTGTTCAATGGTGCCCTTGGTCCAAACATCAATAAGCGTAACAGCACCACCCGGAGTTAGAACTATCTTTCCACCTACAGAATTTACATTTTGTATCTCCAATGATTCGAAATAGGCTTTCATGCGGACTTTCAGTTTATCAACCTCCGCATAGGTTTGACCTGTTTCCTTATCAACCATTATGATACCACCTGTACTACCACTGACAAATTTCCCTATTTCAAAAGCTTTGTCAGAGGATAACTTGTGCGGGGTACGGTCATCTTGTGTTTTACTGAGAAAATGTCGAGAGACTTTTGCTAAGATATCAGTAGTAGAAATACTATTCCCTCCCAATGTATTACCTATGATATCGCCTGCAATTTCTGTAATAGTACTTCGTAATGCAGAAACATTTGCAGATAATTTGTCTGTTAATTCAACAGATATGTCATATAAGCAATTTTTGTCCGCTCTACAAGTAAATGAATTTACATACATAAGATACTCATGTTCGTTGTATTTTATATACATGCGAACATTCTCATTTAGTAATTCTGCTAATTGAATATTGTCTGCAAGAAATACTCTGGAAAAATTGACGGAGAATGTGAATTTTTCGTCATTATTCTCTGACATATACTTTATCAATGCTTCATCCAATCTCTTCTCAGCAGCGAGTACAAGGGACTTGGGCATCTTAATGCCTGTAATCACAAATTTATCCCCGACAGAAGGCTTATAGTTATTGGTGGCATTAGGCATAACAATTCCGAAAGTGGTATTGTCCTTTTTTACTGCAATCCAAACTTCATTTGTAGAAGTGTTTTGTTGGCTTTCTACATATTGGGATGGTTGTGAAGTAACCTTCTGCTCAAAATCTCCTGCCGGTAAGTTCCCGGAAGAATCCACCAATACAGGGTTGAATGCCCTTTCCGGTTCATTGTCCTTATAGGTAACTCCTATTTCAAACTCGCAAGCAGCGCAATTACCCGTAGTCATATTGATTACAGCTGTGCCACCCTCCAAACCCTGTTCGAACAGGTTAAAGCCGTAATCTCCATTATATATATGTAATTTTATGTAGAAATAAGAATGTACATACTCATCTGTATCATTGAATATATTATTCCCTTCTCCGGTTCCGAGTTCGTCACTATCATTAGCATCAAAAGCAATATCCGCAATCTCACCAAATAACTGTCCCGAAGCGTTTGTCACATTTTCTATAGTAGGCTTTATATCGCTAAAATCTACCTTTATCTCTTTTACCTTCTTAGAAGAAAATGTATTTTTGAAAGAGTAGTAATCATTTGTGCCGGGTATCTTATACGTGTCGTTAAGCGCATTGTAGAATCTTTCTGCTCCATTTGTTTGTCTGTAAATGGAAGGCATAAGGTTTTGTGTACGTTCTATAGTACCTTTTTCATCATCATTCGGATAGTAGAAAGGAATGTTGTCAGAGCTACCAACACCAGTAACGCGATTGACAATTTTATAATTGGCGTTTGTCTTTTTTATTGATACAAGCCCTTTCTTATACTCGAAGGGAGTAGAAATTACATTCTCTGTATATCCTATGTGACAAACCTTACCTACAAAGTAATAAGGAAGTTCGTATATGGTATATATGGATTGTAACGCTTCTGCAAGGTACACATTGTCAAGTGAAACAAGTTTGGAATCGGAAGTAATATCATCATCTATGATTACCGAATATCCGATACCTGATTTTGCCATTGAAGCGTTAAGGCGACCTACAAACTCGTTTATGTCTCCCATGAACTTCACAGAAGTAGAGTTGGAATGATAAGTATCTGTTCCAGTTGTCACCACATCCATGAAATACACGTTCTCCAATACGATACGTTCTGAAACGAACTGGAGTTCATGCTTATACATAATGCTTTTGTTGTCCTTTGAAGATGTAGGGGTTTGGTCGACATAGTATCTCTCACCTCTGAATTCCACAAATTCCTCTCCAGTCCACTCTTCATCCAAGCAAGACGGATAGTTGAGCGTGGCGGTAAGCGTAGGAGTGCCGGCCATGCGCTGTGCCGTGTAAGTGTATTCACCCAGCTTTGCAGACATGGTTTCGTTGGGAAATTTGACTTTTCCCCCATGTGTATCCAGCTTGTATATGTATAGGCTCTGTTTCTCCATTACTTGTGTTGTTTGTTTTCTCTGAATTCTTCGTATATATTTGGAAACTTATGCAGGACATATTCGATGAACATATAAATGTGATGGTACAGATCTCTATTCTCACCATCATACATAATATCAAGTCGATTAACGTCTTGTATCTTCATGAATAGATTGAAAATTGCGTTATCTGTTTCATCAATTCGCTCTTGCATTTTGGCAATCTCTTTAATGAAGTTGGCATCTATGTTTATCACTTGTTTATTCATTATTACCTCCTTCCTGCTTGTTCGTTTTGTTGGCTTGCTGTTGGGCAATCACCTTTTCTTCTGCTTCCTTAACTTCCTTAGTCACTCGTTGCTCCTCATCGGGTGTGCTCTCCGTGTTCTTTTCGATAGCCGTTTTCGTGGAGAGAATACCAGCCTGTTTCATTGAGATAAGCATGTTGTTATACTCAGTTGCGCTGAACGGCTGCCATATCTTGAACTTACAGCTGACACGAAGTTTGTCAAATTCTGTAATGGCGTTTACGTTCTCGCCTTTTTTCACCAATTCTTTGGCTAATCCCTCCTTGAACAGGCGCATCATCTTGTCTGCAAAATTCTGCCACTCGATAACCCCTTGCTGGGCATTCTTCAAATCTAAATCACGGGTCAGCGTAATAGCCAGTCCGCTTATGTCACCACTTGACTTGACATCTTTAGGCAAAAGAAATGTGCATGAGGTGTTTATCTGTATCTTCTCGAACAAATCTTGCAGACTGTCAAGCATACCTTGTGGACTGGGCGGTGCTTTGAACTCTGCACTTCCGTTACCGTCCATTGACTTGTCTTGCAAAATGATACTCCCTGCAAGTTTCTTTGTCGTTTCTGACAGATTGCCTTTAATATACAGAATGCCCCAGCCGTTCCGTTTCTGAATGACAAAGAAGATGTTGTAGATAATCTCGTAAATCTCGATAAGACTCTGTCCGTTGTTCCACGCCACATTACCGCGTTTGGTACACAATGGTATCTCACTGAAACCGTGCTCTACCGGGTTTTCCCTTATCCAGCCATCTTCATCCGCTCCATCGCCCGAATTACGCATACGATACATATACTTGTCGTCATAGCTGTCTATGTATTCCACACCATCCGCATCGGCATAGTAAACACTTTCAAGAAGTCTGTCACCGTTGTTGTCATTATGGGATATGATAACATAACCGTCCTCATAGCTTATCAGGCGGCATTTGATACGTCCTTGATAGTCATAGTAGAATAAAAGTCCTGCATCTCCCGTAGCAAGCTGCGTGCGGACTGCTTTTGTGCGCCATCCGTCCATATTTCTGTCAACCCAATACTCTTTGATAGTAGAATAATTTTCTTTGTCCCTTTCAGGTGGATTTCCACCTCTCAAAGACAACACGCAAGGATTACCGCACAAATAGATAACGTGACTTGCAAGTATCTGCTCTTGGAGAGCCAATGCAGTTCGTTGGAACTTTATTTCTTGATAACCTCCGTTCTCCAACTTCACGCAAATGCTTGGAAGATTATTGTCAAACAGAACATCATGGCTCATTGGGTCAAGTTCCTTCAAAAATCTTGCCTGTGTGACAATTGTTTTTTTGACCTTCGGAATACATGCTGTCCGTGTTTCTGTAACGGTTGCGGTTTGCCCTTCGGAATAATCGTTAATGGAAGGAGTATCGCTGCCTCTGAAAAACGGCTTCTTCTGTAACAGAGCATTTATGTTCCGTAATAAATATAACTTCTTCTCTTCCCGTGTCATTTGTCCGCATCAATTAGGTTGTAATACTTCATGCAGGCTTCCTTGCTCGGCATTGCAGAACACTCTCTCGAAGTCCATTTGCAGATAATGTCGTGCTTCTGCGGAACAACGATTATTCGCTTCTGCCCCTCTTCCTCTTCAATATTGAATTTATCGTTCAGCTTCACGCGTGCATCCAACACGACCTTACTTGCTTTGATAAAAGTGTCTGAATCTCCACTTGCTTTCGCATCGTCAGCAATCTGTTTCATCTCCGATATTTCTTTCAGCAACGCTTCTCGGTTCTCATCTTTAGATATGGTAGTGATAGCACCGATGCCGAAAGGTTTCAGTTTCTCAGCAAGCGTGGATAACACCTTGTTTGAAGGCTTTTCATCTTCTTGGTAAGCAACCTTGGCAGCAAGGTCCTTATCCACAAAAGAATCGCACATCACCAAATAGGCAACGTCTCTTAATCTTGCTTCAATTCCTTCTGTTTTAAGGGAATTGATAATATCCTTTATGTCGTTATAGCTTATCATATCCTAATACCATAAATGTTCATCGTAAATACTTCCTTCTGTCTGTGTATGGCTCGCTTGTTTGGTTTCTTCCTCGTGATTGTAATACCCTGCTTGAATTTCATTCCCGTATTCGATGTTAGCGCACGGTAACATCCTCATTGCGCATGGGTCCAACAAGTCCATAGACCTGCCTTTCCCTAACATTTGGTTCATCTTCTTCTTGTTCCAAAGCCGCTTCTTCCCACTCTGCATATCGTCAAACCGCACAACGGAACATTCTTCCATAAACTCGTTCTCAATCGTCACTTTATATTTCAAGTTTTGATGAGTGTAAGTCTGAACGGCAAGTTTATCGTCAAATGTCAAGTTGCCTTCCTCTATCATCTTGCATAATCTGATATAGCACATATCCTTGACTGTCATTGCGGTAAGTTGGTAAAGCCCGAAAGGTTTATTTAGCGAGATATAAGGTACTGCATCGGGAATGTAATCATTAAAGTACCTTCCGGCAGTCGCGTCAAAAATGATATGGCTTTCGGCTGTTCCATGCTCAAATGCAAATGTCTTCACTGCCATAGCGTTTTCTCTCGGAGTGGACTTGCTAAGAATGAGAATGTCGTATGCGTGAAATCCATCCCATGCCAGAGCCACGAGATTATCCGTACCGTAATCCGCCAAATCCACAGTAATCCATTTGTCACCGTTTACGGCAGGGTTGTTGTTGAACACGCCTTGTGCGGAAGTGGAAGGGATAGGTATCTTTTCGTCTTCTTCAGGGTCAACATTGAAGTTGCCCTCAATGATAGCTTGTGCCATTTTACCGCCCGAAGCTGCAACAGAGCCTATGTAATTAGGATTATTTTCAAGCATAGCCCTATTTTCGGATAGCTTACCTTGATAGAATACGAATGACTTAATCATATTCGTATAGTCAAAATCACCTCCAATACGGGCAAGTTTCCTATCAATATCTATCTTACACTTAGCATAAACTTCTTCTTTGGAATCACCCCAAACCACATCATCAACGGTAGAGCCGTTTACATAGAAATATCTTACTTTCCCGTTTCTATCTGGCATAATAAAACCATCAACGCCAATATACCAATCCAAGAATTTTCTCGTCCAATGGCTTCGTTTCGGATTAAGTGTAGCGAAGAACTTTCCCGTAAATGTCTTTGACCGTCCACGATTACGGGTCTGGACATAGCTGAACGCTTCCCAAGACATTTCGGTAATTTCGTCAATACATATAGCATCAATCTGTTTACCTTTCCATTGCTCACGCATTTTGTCAAGATTAGTATCATCTATATAGGTCAAGTCGCAATACGCACCACTTGGGAATGATATGCGAGGGCTATCGGCAGTCTTTACAGAACAATAGTCACCGAATATAGCCTTGAATGTATCTACGAATGAACCTCCCGTCTTTTGCGACTGCAAAGACCTACGTGTAATAACCGCACGGAAATCCCCATCTGCCATTAACGGTTCTGCAAGAGCAAGGACAAGAGCAAAGGAATTGTGAGTCACAATGAAATCTTTAGTCGCATACAGTCCATGTTGGTTACTTACGGTTATACATCTACCAATTTTTCGTCCTATTGGCTCGATTGATTTGATAGATTTAGTCATTTCTCTAACCCTGTCATGTAGTCTTGAAGCCTTATTTTTTACGGTTACTATTTCCTTGGGATTTTTACATGATATTCTAAGTCTATATAAATCTTTCCCAATATGGGTTTCCCCATCAGATGTTTTATATCTTCTGTTTGTTTGCACGTGTTTAGATACCCAATACCCAAGCGACCTTGCAACAAAAGCTACATCATTAGCAAGCTTTTCGCTAATTGTGTAGTATGAAATTCTGCCACGTTCATCAACGCTTCCATCAGAATCAATAAGACCTCTCATTAGTTCTTTACGTTCCTCAACTGGAGCGTATTTATATGAATCAGGTATGAACTTATCTATTGATGTTTTTCCTGAAAGACCTATATGTGATATTGAATCACGTACTACTTTATTGTATATATGATATGTTTTGCATCCGCTTCTTTCTTCAAAATGCGACATATCAAATCCTAATTTAGAAAGCCTGATTGCTATTTCGTCAAATGGAGTAGTAAGAGATACCTTATGTAACTCATTGATGTAAAAATTAGACATACATCCATTCCCAATCATATTGCCGACAAAATAAGGATGCAGTGGCCTATCAAAATCTTGCGACATTGATTCAGAAAACGATATGGCTTCTGTAATAGGTATCCCATACATTAACTTCCGCTTTCTGTTTGCATTATCTTGGTAGTCATTAAATATAGAAATAGCTTCTTTTAACTTCCATTCACCACCGCTCTTCTTTACTTTCCAAAGATGCCCCTCTGAGCAATCCACATAAGTTCCATCGTCAAAAGTCAATCTATAAAACTCATGTTCTTCTATCGGATGTAGTTGAGCAATAGATTGAGGACCTCCCGTAGTTGGGTCTGAAATAACATCTCCAACTTTTAAATCACCTACTTTTCTCAATCCATAAGGAGTTATAACACAGTCTGTTAATAGCGTCATTTTGCCTCCACCGAGGTTGCCTCCGCCGAACACCACATCCACGCACGATGATGCAAACTGCATTTGGAATCCTTCTTGCGGCTTGATTACGACTTCTCTATGTACTTCTTGCTCTTTCATCAAAAGCAAAAATACCTCTTAATAACAAGGTAATATATACTTAAACCAATGTCTATTTATCATAGTGATAAATACATTGATTTTTTTATAGTTATATCTTTTTGTTAAAGCATTACTTTCGCATATAATCATTATGAAACATATAGTGTATGAAGTTTACGAAAGACCAGTTTTCAGAAGAACTGAAAGCAAAACTATCGAACAATGGCAAGAAGAACCTGGCATTGTCAAAACAATCAATCGACAACAAGGTAGAACGCATCTACGCTCGATTGCAAAAACAGAGTGACGCTGATGATTTGGAGTTGGCAGACGTAGTAGAAGAATGGATTTCAGACTTTGAAAGTGACGACGGAAACATTCGTAGAGACAATTCCAATTTCATCAAGGAGTGGAAGGAGAATCACCCCGCAAAGGATGATAAGGGAGATAAGGATGATGGCAAGGATAACAAAGGAGACGAAAGCAAACTGGATAAGTTGCTCAAAGAACTCCAAGACTTGAAATCAGAACGTGAGGAAGAGAAAAGAGCCAAAACTATCTCCGAAAAACGCAATCAACTCAAATCAGCCTTAAAAGGGAAAGAAGTCAAGAACGAGGATTGGATTAACGACCAGCTCGAATTGATTCACATTGATTCTGAAACAGATGTTGATGCTCTCACAGAAAGACTGGTCAAGAGCTACAATAAGTTTAATGCTAACACTCCACCCGACATCACTCCAGGCGGCACGGGAGGCGGTAAGGGAAAGACCGATGACTTTGCCGATGTGGTTGCTGTCGTAAAGAAGCAGTCGCACAGAGAAGAAAAATAATAATCATTTAAACCAAAAAGAAAATGTCAGATTTCTATCAGCAAATCCTATTGAACAGTGGCTACCTTCCCGGTAGAGCATTGGTTCAGGCTCGCGGAAGCATTGGTGGTCATCGCTATGTCTTCGTGAAGCTACAGATGAGCGGGAAAGACGCACTTGTATTTCCTACCAGTGGTGGAATTGTTAAAAACCCATTCAAAGGTAATGCAAGAGCTTTTGCTGGAACGCTCGCTGAATATATTCCCAGTAATGGTTCTAATGGAAGCGAAATACGCATCCTAAAATCGTATGCAGTTGCAAAAGCTACATCAGAATCATCTGATACGGTTATTTACTTGAAAAGAGACGGGTATTCCCTCATTCCGTTTGTAGGGGACGTTCTCATGGTTGCTCCTACCACATTGGTAGAGAAAGGAACAGCAGTAACAGTCACAGCCGTTGAAAAAACGACTGACGGAACGGCTGGCGATGTTTGGAAAGTTACATTGAGCGCAACCCTCGGAGCATTAACAACTTCATCTGTTCTTGTTGAAGCGAAAGAAGCAGGGTCTGGTAAAGAAGCTATGGTTACTAATCCTAACTCATACCTTCCCTGCGACTTTGATTTTGTTTTTGACCCGGCTGCATCCGAAGATGATTTCGATGGTGCAAGATATCTTATCACTCCTGCATTGGCATTAGGAGATGTATTCCTCTACGAAGACCGTATGCAACCTCTTTCGGCTGCATTAAAAGCTTTGAACAAGAGCAAGGTTAAGGGTTGGTTTAACATTTAAAATTGACGAAACTATGCCTAAATTTGATTTTAATAACAGCAGATATGCAAGATTCTTTTCAGACAAGACCAATCAACGTTTCTTGCAATCCTTTGTCAATACAGAAGGTCTGCTATACACTAATTATGGTTGGTACAAGACTCAAGGTGTAAAAGCTGGTGCTCCCACACCTACCGCTCCTAATGGCATCGCTACTTTTTCTGTGAAAGGACGTGACTTGAAAGCCGCTCCTTTGATGGATTTGCGTGCACCTCTTGGTGACAGTAATCAAATGGATAAGGACGGTCTGCACTGGTACACCGCATCTATCCCTGATTTTATCGCTCCCGGTTTCGTTGAAACAGCTATGGAACGTGAAGCAAAAGAACAACAGTTTGAGTTGTTTGGAAACGATGCCGATTTGGTAGCCGCTTGGGTACATACATTACAGTCCCAACTTGATAGTGCGGACGCAACCATGAACTTCATGACTGCACAGTTAATGTCTAAAGGTCATATTGACTACCGAAATATCGCACGTGGCGTTCAAGCTCCGTTGCATAAGGCTGATATACCAACAGAGAACTTTACTAAAGCTGGCACAGTAGTTTGGACAGACGAAAAATGTAAGATTCTCAGTCAAATGGCGGAAAAGGAGAAAAAATATCGTGAAGAATGGGGGTATGAAGGTGCAATGGTATGGCAGGTTACACGCAAGATGTTTTACGAAGTAATGCTGCAAAATGCCGAAGTTAAGGAATTGATTGAAAGTTTCAAGAAAAATCCTTTAGCTTACATCGCAACAACCGCTACTGCGCCTACTACACGAGAGTTGTTCTTAGCTGCTTTCCGTGATTATCCCGGTGTATCTCCAATTGAAATTGTTGAAGAACGTGAGCGTAATCTTACCAATACCGGAGACACATTCGTACAAGGTTGGGACGATAAGATTGCTGTTCTCCGCCCTGCCGGATATGCTTGTGAGTTTGAATACACCAATAACCTAGACAAACAGATGTTTGATAAGTATGGTTCAAGCGTAATAACCAAGATTTTTGCTCAGGCTAACGATGGTCTCTGCACGATTGTGAATACAACAACAAACAACGGGCTGTATAAGGAATGGCATACTGATGTAATGATGTCAGCTTGTCCTGCACTGAAAACATTCCGTAATCACGTAATTGTAGACACAAGTCAGGCAGACGATTAAATGTACAATACATTGCGTAGTAGTTATGGAAAAATCATTTGACCCGATAGCATACCTCAATGGGCTTACGAGATTTGTCTTTGAAGATGATGCGCTTGAAAATATCGCATACGAAAACGGTTTGATGTTTATTTCAGACCGTTCTGAAATAGATGAATGCACTAAAGACCATTGCCTTATCGCACTGTACGAACTTGTCATTAGCGGTCCGTGGTCTGTGGCTTCATCATCACTCCAACATGGCAGTTACAGACAGGACATAGGTAGTGAGACGGTAACGGCTGCCATAATCCAAAACTTGAAAGACCGTCTGAAAGCACTGTACAAAAAGTATGGTGAAGAAGAAGCGTTGAAAAGCATGGATTCGGGTAGTATGAGTTGGGTCAATGAAAATTCATTAGATGTATAGTTTATGCGTCTCAAAAGAAAAGCAATAGCAGAATACCCGTTTCATGGCACATTCTACACCGTGATAACGAATAAGCCGGAAGACGGGAACCTTCTCGGTGACGGTGACATGCTTGGGAATGAAAAGACGGATAGTTCTCCCGAAGTCCCCACTACGGGAGAGACCATCCTTCTTGAAACTGAATGTGACATACAGCAGGCTGCAAAGCTGATTAACTCCGGTACTATCATGGCTGACTATAAAGTATTTTTCCCGTGCAAAGTTGGTGAGAAGCTACCTATACGTTTCAATACCAATTTTAAATGCGAGAATTATGCAATACCAATCCAAGGCAGGGTTATAGGGCTTGAATATAGTCAACTTGGTGCTTGCTCGGTTGACATAAAAATGAGTGAAGTGTAAGATATGGCAAAGAAGGTTAAGACAGATTCATTGAATAAACTTATAAAGTTCTTATCGGAAGAAGCTGACAAAATAATTGCAGAAGAATTGAATAGGGTTACTTATAAAAATGATACAGACAACCTTCATGATAGCTACGGATGGGGAATATATGTTAATGGCAAACTATCCAAAAGCGGTTATCAAACGAAATACGCATTAGTCCCAAGAATTTGGGAGAGAGAACCGCTATACGGACGTGATGCGATAACGGATTTTCTTGAACGTAAATATAAGCCTCATGATGGAATTGACCTTGTGATAGTAGCCGCAATGCCATACGGACAAATATTACAGGAAAAGTACAAATATGAGGTAATCGCCATTGCTCAAAACCAACTCAAAGCATTAAGTAACAGAATTAAAGGTTCAACTTTTGGAATTATAAAGAACGGTAAATACTGATTATATGGATAGCAAATACAAGACAACATCAAAAGTGGAAAACTTTTTTTCCATGCTGCTGACAAAAGCGGCTATATCCGATAACCTGTTCATCGGGAATATGCCTGCCACTGTTGAAAGCAATTGGAAAGAAATGGTGCTTGTTGATGTCCTTTCCATGAAAGATTACGGAGCTTATGCCAAAGGTTCTGCCAACGTGTTCTTGTACGCAAAATCAGTTGACAGCCACGGTACGAAGCCCGTGAAGGAGCTGTACAAAATGGAACTTGCGCTTGACAAGGCTATTGAATCATGCAAAGACCCCCATTATGTGATTGATGTAAATTTCCGTGATGCAGATTATGACCAAAATAGGAACTACTACTACAACGTGATAAATATAGAAGTGACAATAAGGTAAACAGATTATTAACAGGATAACATTTTTTAATTATGGCAGTAAACAAGACTGGCGCAACAGCCAAAAAAAACATCAAGCCTTCTTACATTGTGGCAACTCTGTTCACTGGCTCTGAACAAGACGATGTGCCAAATGGTGACTCTTATATCCTTGAAGATGTAGTTGAGGATACCACTTCAATCGCTCAAGACGATAACGATGTAAACGACATCGAGTGCGAAACTTCCGACAGCCCCATTCTTTCCATCGTGAAGCTTGGCAAATACCAGTTTACAGCTGAGGTTGCAGATACACAAAAAGACCTATTGGTCGCTCTCATGGGATTTACGGTAGGAACTACTGTCTCTACTAAATACTTTGCTCCGGCTCAATACAAGAAGTTGTATGCAAAGATTGACGTAGTGTTTGAGGAAGGAGAAACGATGACTGCATTTGTGGTTCCAAAAGTCCAACTTAACTCAAAAATAATGCTTGAATCTTTGAACTCTAATGTGGGTCGTATCAACCTTGCAGGAACAGCGTATGATGCAAATATCGCCGATGGAGATAAAACTATCAGAACACCGTTTTATGTAGATTCAGCTTATACTTTACCCAAATAAAACTTGTTCATAATAGATAACTAGAGTGTTTACGGGCGGTAGGCTTATATGCCGCCGCCCTTCATGTTTATAATCATGGCAGTATATAGAGCAAAGAAAAAAGATACAGGACTAAAGACAAATGTTGTAACGGCTTGTACTCCTATATCTGATGAGTCAATGGAACGTTTGGCAAGGATAATGAATGACAGCCCAAGCATTGTAAAACTTCACGGTACGGAGTGGCGTATTAAAGGATTGAAGCCCGGTGTTCAATGGCTTATAGCCGAACAAGCGTGTCAGATTGTGAAGGGAGAGAAGTTAAGTATGGGAGATGTTATCAAAGAGTTCTCGGTAAATCTACCGGCAGTTGCACACGTGATAACGCTTGCACTTCTCAATGACAGGGACAGGATATTCTCTGATTATGAGAAAAAAGAACTATCAGATGACTACCACAAGGTCTTTGACCTTTTGATGTGGAGAGATTACGACATAAAGGACTGGGCATTATTGCTTGGTGAAATCCTTAACCTCATAAGCACGGATTTTTTTTTCGAGAGTACCAATGTGATTCAGACCGTGAGGGAAATGACTTTGACGAGGAAGACGAAGAAAACGGAACAAAACTGATAATATCCCGTACAGAGTGGGGGCAGATGATTGATTTTCTGCGCTCCAACACTTGGTGCTCTCGTGACGAATATTTATGGGGAATGACGGTTGGACAGATCCGGTTAAGCTCGTTTGATTTTTCCCATGTAGAATACGGAAACAAGGACAAGAAAAAAAAGAAGGTCAGCAAAATAGGAAGTGTTGACGATTTGAAGAACTTGAATGATTTGGGTATGCCCATAATTAATAAAAAAGGATAACGATATGGCAAATAACGAAGCAGGAGCTTTCCTCAACATAACCCCTGATGTATTAAAGAAGTTGGATAGTTTCGATGAGAAGCTAGAGAAGATAGAGAAGCACGCCCATACAGCAGCAGATGCATTGAAAAACGGGTTTGGCAGTGTGGTAATGGATACGAGTAAATTGGAAAGTGTGATTACTTCGTTAGCCAAAAAGATAGATGCTATAAAAGGTAATCCATTTGAAGGAGCAGGGAAAGGTGCGGAAGAGACTACAAGAAAGACTACTTCTCTGAACGAAAGCCTTTCACGTGCGGCAGATTTGCTAAACAGAATAGGAAACAATAAAATCGGAGAAGGTTCATTTGCTAACTTTAATATATCCGGATTGAAGCAGGGATATTCGGATTTGAAAAAATACGTTGAGAACATGGACTTGTCAAAGCCGCAACAAAAGGCTGCGGTAGAAGCCATGCGCTACATGAAGATGGAGCTTGACGAACAACGAAAGACGGACGAGCAACGTGCCCAATCTAAAGAAAAAGAGACGGAAAGAAGAATAGCTGCTGACAGACGTGCTTATAAGGCTTCGGCAGATTTGGCAAAAGCACAAAACTACAAACAGAATACAACCGCACAGGGTGCGCTTGACTTTTCTAAAACAGCAAATACACTTCAACGGCAAATCACGGCAATAGAGTACCTAAAAAAAGCTCGTTTATCTTTGAATACTACCGATGCCAACTATAAAAGCACACTTGAACAGATAAACCAAGCCATCGCAAAACACAACCAAGCATTGACGGAAGCAGGAGTCAAATCACAGCAGCTTGCCACACGCCATCGCAACCTGATGGATACAGCCGGGCAATTAAGCCGTCAGCTTGCTTTGTTGTTCTCCGTGTCACAGATTGAAGGGTATATCAGCAAGTTGGCAAAAGTGCGCGGTGAATTTGAATTGCAGCAGCGTTCGTTACAAGCAATCTTACAAAATAAATCACAGGCAGACCAAATTTTCAACAAGACTGTCCAACTTGCCGTAAAGTCGCCATTTCAAATTAAGGAATTGGTTACATTCACAAAACAGCTTGCAGCATACCGTATTGAGAGCGACAAGTTATATGATACGACAAAACGACTTGCCGATGTATCTGCTGGTTTAGGTGTGGATATGGGCAGACTTATCCTTGCTTATGGGCAGGTCAAAGCGGCAGCATATTTGCGTGGTACAGAAGTTCGTCAGTTTACGGAAGCAGGTATCAATATGTATGGGGAGCTTCAAAAGTTGTTCAAAACAAGAGACCAAGCAGATTATACCACGGCACAGATTGTAGATATGATTTCCAAACGTAAGGTTACATTTGAGGATGTTGAACAAGTGTTTGAAAACTTGACTTCCAAAGAGGGTATTTTCTACAATATGCAAGAAATCCAAGCTGAAACTTTACAAGGTAAAATTTCCAACTTGAAGGACAGTATTGATGTGATGCTTAACTCCATCGGAAAGGCAAACGAAGACACCCTGAAAGGCGCGATTGATACCGTAAAAGTATTGATTGATAATTGGGAAACAGTAGTCAATATAGCGAAAGCGTTTGCCCCGGTAATCGCATCCATGGGCATCACCGTATGGGCTAAAAAAATAGGAGTGGCAAATGGAACGATTGGGTTATTTTCAGTAGGTCTTGGCAAAGCAGGCAATGCAATAAAGGCATTCGGGGCAACATTTAAGGCTTCATTGCCATTGGTCGCAATAACAGCAGCTATTGGTATTGTCACAGAATTTATAAGCACTATAAAAGAGTACAATAAGGCAATAGCAGAAAGCACGAACAAATATTTCGAGGCTAAAATACGCATATCGACAATAACTGACGAATCAGAATCAGATATAAAAAAATCTCTTGACAAGCTCGTTCAAGAAATGAACAACGAAGGCTTTGACATTAAAGTTGGAGTTAATCTTTCAGAAGAAGAGGCCAAAGAAACATTCAAAAATTATCTTTTAGAATATGAGGCTTTTCTTAATGAGCAGCGGATAATGGAAGCCAAATACGCCAAAAATAAATCCAAATGGATTGTAGATGATATAGATGAAGATAGCGAACAATACACATCTTCTATTGGCGAGTTTATACTTCAAGGTGAAGAGTTGAAAGCAATAATGATGCAACTTGCAACCGAAGAGAATAATCTTTCAGCTGAACACAGGAAAGCACTTGAAGAACTATCAAAAGGACCCAAAAAGGGAGAGGATTTGCTTACTTATACTAAAAGGATGAAAGATGAAGTTGCAGGAATGTGGCCTTATCTAAGTAACGCATTCAATAGTATGAGGCTTGGTAATGGTATGTACACCCAAGAAGTCATGAAAGCACGAAACAGCCTTACAGAACTTTTCGCATTGTCTAAAAAATACATAGAGAATGAGAAAGAAATGATTTCTGAATTAGAGTCTGTTTATGGTTCTGTTGATAAATACAAGACAGAAGCGGAAAAGAAAAGACTTAAAATCCGGATAGATAAATCGGAATTAGATGCTGTCACGAAAGATTTGGCATACAAGCATTTCGGAATCAATATCAGCATTAACCAAGATTCAGTCGAGAAAGAAACAAGTTGGTTGGATAGCTACCTTAAGACGTTTTTTGAAAAGAAAACGTATAAAATCAATCTTAACATGACACAGCCGATAGATGCGAAAGTGCCATTTGAGGATTTTATAAAAAAAGGCAATGAAGCGTCAAAGGCGGCAAAATCATGGGAAGAGGTTGAAAAACGTATAGCTGCTATTGGAAAGAACGTAAAACAAATAGAAGCTGATTCAAAAATAGCAAATTTCCTTAATTCGCAAAATCCTGTTCTTAATATTAAGAGCGGAGATATGGTTGACGTTAAACTCATACTTGAAACTATATCTGAATACAAGAAAACGCAAGTTGATTTATCCAACGCTCTTGGCGTTAACCCATTTGAAAATAAAGGTTCAAAAGCCGAACGTGACATTTGGGCAGAGCGTATCTCTGTCCTAAAAGAAATGCAGTCACGCTATGAGAAACTGAATCAGCTTATGGGAGAGAATGCCGCTATCGAGCAAACTCTATCCGCTTTCAAACCAGCTTTGGAATTTACAGGTATGGATAAAATGAATATTCTGCCCACCAAAGAAGGTATGATTAAGGCGTATGAAGAACTCCTTAAAGATGTAACAGACAGCAAGAAAATCACTGAACTTAAAAAGATTATTGCAGAGCTGAAAATAGAGATTCAGCAAGAAGATTTAAAGAATCAGCTTGAAACTACAAAAAAGAACATTGAAGACCTTTTCAATGGCTTGGACTTGCACAAGAAACTGAAAAATGCAGGACTTTCCGAAGCGGAGGTACAACAGTTGTTTCCCGGACTTGCAAAGACGTTGGATGATGTAGAAAAAGGGATACGTGATGAATATGAAGCCAAACGTGATAAAAATGGACAGTTAAGTAAGGCAGACCAAAAGGGTTACGATGAAGCACTTAAAAAGCTGGGCCAACAGCGTGATAAGGAAAGCACAGACCTTACTATTAGAATTCTCAAGGATTATAAAACACAACTTTCAGAACAATTACAGCTTGATAAGTGGTATTACGAAGAAAAGGCAAATATAGCAAAAGCAACCCTTACAGATGAGCAGAGAGCGCAAGCTGAATCCAACCTTAAAAAAAAGTACGATAAGAAGACAGATGAAAATACTTGGAAGGCGTTTCAAAATACAGACGAATACATCAAGCTATTTGAAAATCTTGACTATTCTTCAACGGCAGCTATTGATAGTATTCTCGAGAAATTAGAGAAATTTAGAAGGTCTCTCAAAAGTTTGCCGCCAGAACAGTTGAAAACAATAATTGAACAGCTTGAGAAGCTGAAAGGTGAAAAACTAGACAGAAACCCTATCAAGGGAATTGTTGAAGCTTTTAAAGACTTGAAAAATGCAAAACCAGAAGATAAGCAAAAAGCTATAGCAGACCTCGGTGCAGCATTTGAAAAAAATGCAGAAAAAATAGATAAATTCAATTCTGCTTTTGGAGAAGTTTCTTCTATGCTTTCATCTTTCGGTGTTGATGTGCCAGAAGAAATTTCTGAATCATTAAATGGAATGTCTCAAGCTTTCAGTGGTGCAGGAGAATTTGCATCATCTTATGCTACAGGTAATGTTTTGGGTATGGTTACAGGTGGAATGAAAACTATTGCCGGAATAGGCAATACCATCGGTAGCATATTCGGCATTGGCAATAAGAACAAGAAGAAAGAACGTGAAATCCAACGGCAAATAAAGAATATAGAATCACTTGGTAGGGCATACGATGAGTTAAAGGAGAAGATGGAAGCCGCTTGGAGTGCAGATGATCTTCGTACACAAACCAAAGATACAATAGCCAATTTAGACCAACAGATTGAATCATATGAAAATATGATTAATTCAGAAGAGGCAAAGAAAGATTCTGATAGAGGACGTATTGATGAATGGAATGATGCTATAAATGAACTGAAAAAGACAAGACAAGAAATTTTAGACCAACAGAAATTAGAATTAGGAGGTATAGGTGGGGAGTCAGAATATAAGGATGCCGCCTCTTCATTTGTTCAAGCATGGATGGATGCTTTCAATGAAACAGAAGATGGACTAAAAGCCCTTAATGAAAACTTTGATAGTTTTATTGAAAATCTTATCGTCAAACAAGCTACAATGAGACTTGCGCAAGGGCGTTTGAAGGAGCTGTTTGAGAAAATAGATGAATCCGTTACAGAGGGGAGCGTAGGAGGGATTAACCTCACTAAAGAAGAGTTTGCAAACATCCAGGCTCTTGGAGAAAGCGCATTGAAAGGATTAAATGAAGATTTGCTTGCGCTTATGGAAACATTAGGATACAAAGGCACAAGTGTAGGGCAGAAATCTGAATTGTCGGCACTTCAACAAGGAATACAAGGTGTATCAGAAACCACAGCAGAAGCTCTTGAAGCATTACTTAATTCTATTAGGTTCTTTGTCAATCAACAGACAACTGACATAGCCGCAATCAGAGTGCTATTAGAAGCCCGCTACAGCTTAGAATCCCAATCGGGCGAATCTAACCCCATGATTGTTGAGTTGAGGGCGCAGACGAGGTATTTGGAAATCCTTTCGGACAGGATAGACCGTGTGTTTGCACCAAGTCCAAATTCCAAGGGGCCAGCCTTGCGCGTTGTAATGCAGTAGTCTTTAAACCAATTCATACAAAAAGGCACTCCGCTTGCGATAAGTAGAGTGCCTCTTCATTTGAAACGTTGGTCGAAACCTCAACGCGCTCTTATGCTAATTGTGGCAATTAGTCCATAATCATTATTATTCATTGTTCTCTGAACGAACAACGTCCTGAAAACTATTAATCACATATCCAACCGATATTGTGGTTTCATAATCTTCTGGCATTTCGTATGATTCTACTATGCGGGTAAAATCATTATCAACAATGTATCTTACAGTAGTAAGTATAGCATATCCACCACGGCTTTTAATCCTAAACTTTTGGTCTATCATATATCCGTCGTAATAGTTTTTTCTTATTAGGTCTTCATAAGCATCACCAATGTCCCCAAATTCCTCACGATACTTTCTTATCAAATCATATACATCGTATCTATCATTACCTTCCAAACAATTAAATGATGTGTGAGTTTCATTGTATTCTTCTATTATCTTTTTCGCAACAGATATTGCATTAAGATTGCAATGTATAGAATTACATTTATGAACTTTTGTGCTTACGGGTTTATAGCTTTCATAATCATAGGCGGTTTGTTCCATATATTCATCTATCAAATCTTCGCCTTTTGATTGTTCGGACTTGCACGACACCAAAGCCAACGCGAATGCCGCTAATAATAAAATCTTCTTCATAATAACATAATTTTAATTGTTAGTCAATGAATCAATATATACGCAATCTTCCCAATATTTAGGGACTCGCAATATTTCAAGTTCAGCCATCATCATAACCTCCATTAGAAATGTCATAAAAAGATTCGTATAGTCGTTTAAAAACACATTCGTCAAACTCCACTACCAGTTCGTTGCTTATACCAATATCTAAAAGGTAGATATATGCGTTATTGGCTATATAATCAATACACTCATGTGTATCACACTCAGCAGATATGCTACAAATATCTTTCTTGAAGTCCATAAGGAACGTATATATTGCATTCCTTATTCTCGGATTAAGTTCATGCATATCCTCGTCTGACAAATACTTCCAATGAAAATCTTAAATTCCATTTCTAATATGAACAGCGATAGCTTTTGCAAGTCTGTTTTTATCATTTAGCACTTCACTTGCAACGTCCTTTATAAAATCAAGAGCTGATTTTACAATTTTCTTTTCATATTTCATTTATCTTTCTTGTTTAGTAATCTATCCTCTGTCTGTTCCAGTGTTTTCTTTTTAATATTAAGTTGATGCTCCACTATCAAATCATAATCGCAATGAGTATCACCACTTTTTATTGTTACAACAAAAATTTCCAAAGAAACAAGAACCAAAAATAAAATGCAATAAAAAGTAATAGACAAAAAACTACTGGTTATAACCTCCCATGTTGCATTTAATTCTTCTATAAAACCAACTTTCCTTTTTGCAAAATCTGAACGAACCTCCTTATCTACTACACTCTTGTTCTCTTGAAGTTTTTTTAATTGTTCTTGATAAATAGCAAGTTGATTTTCATTAGCTTTTGTTTGCGCAGATATTGGATTTTCCATACTTCTTGTAACTACATTTGTAGTTTTTGTTTTTATGGGATTACCTTTATCATCAACGCCTGCTACAACCTCCTTGTTATCAATGTCTGTAACTTTTATAACAGGATTCTTTTGTAACTTTTCATATAATTCAACATTTATCCGTCCAATAGAATCTATAGCCTCTGTAAGAATCTTAATATCAGTATTATACATTTCTAACCTGTAAGATATAGCCTTCTGAATCTGTTTCTCCCTATTTTCATCCACCTTTATTCCTAAGTCATTTTGAAAAATAATTTGGTCAAATATAAAAGCACCGAGGAAAGACATAAGAACAGCTAATATAAACCTAAACACATAAGACCATGTTGGTTTACCAACAGCTAAAATGATAATACGTTCTATACATAAAACAATAACCATAAATGCAAAAGACACAGCGCACTTCCCGTACATTGAATCTATATTAATATACTTGTCCGCAAAGCAAAATCCTATTGTACCCCATAATATCATCATTATAGTAATGGCAGAAGTAAGCCTTTTAAATGTACGATGGCTTGCCTCTCCACAGTCTTTCAATATGTCAACTCTCCAACCTATAAGAAAGCATCCTATTTTAGTAAGTATTCCCATAAACTTTATCTATTTATAAAAGATTCGGATTTTGCAGCCACTCCTTTTAAAAAACCCCTTTCATAAGAAGCTATCATATTCATCATCTTTTTGTCTTCTCTGTCAAGAGACAATTCCATATCGTTTATTTTTTTAAGATGTTCATTATAAGTATCTCTTCTTGCTTTCAAAGACATAGAAGAAGTAGTCAACCCTTGAATATCCACAATATCAATTTGCACATTTATATCTCGAATGTCACTTTCATATCTTAAACGAACTTGCTCAAATAGCATTTTAAGCCCATTCTTAATAATTCCCTTCTTCGACTCTTTGTACGCCATATCTGCATTGCACATCGCATCACTATATCCTTCTTGCTCATAATCATCTTGTATGTAAGCATAAATTGCATCAATAGGCATACCTGTACCATATTTTATGGTCATAGCATTGCTTTCTAGAATTGGTTCTGAATCATCAACAAAATCCTCTCTTTTAATTTCTGGCAGAATTTCTTTACTAACATCCTCCACATTTGGCAACCCAACAACTCCAGTGTTATTAATTTGGTCGCTCTTCTTTAAAAAGTCAAAAAGTCCCATGTTTATTTATAGTTTTAGTTGGAATATCAAATTTTGCGTGTCCTCTTTGGTGACAAGAACTGCATAACGTAATAAGATGCTTATCATTATACTCCCATGGTGGAAATTTCCTCCCGTTTTTATCAATATGATATTGCTTATGATGTACAACCAGATTCTTTTCACTTCCACATATTGCACATTTATATCCATCTCTTTCTAATATATGCGTTCTCTTTTCACGCCATCTTTCATCAAACAGAAGTTCTCTGTATGACCCGTGATTAGAATATCGTTTCATCTTCTCAGCCCCTTTCTAAAGCTACTGTTTGCATTCCTTGAACTTTTCATAAGTCCACCTTTTGCAACCCAAATGACAACTGCAATAAAAAATAGTATGTCCATAGCAACGTTACATTTTAGTTAAACGTCGCAAAATTACCACATAATCTACAATGGAGCAAAAAAAAGAGGCATGTTAGAAAGCAAAGTGCCCATTAACGCTAACTCTAAGGACCCGGATTTACGTGTAGTTATGCAATAAAAATGAAGCGGTAGGATGTTCTCTTACCGCTTCATACGTATGATAAATCTGTTATTATTTACTTCCGTGGTCGTATATATCACCGAATTTAGCTTCTATGAATATAGGGTATATCACACAGTCCATTATTAGACATACGAAAGGGCGGTTATCGCCACTATATCTGAAAACAGCAAGTTCTTTAATATCCTCTGTGATTATTGCAGGAAGGGATGTTGGCTTCAACTGTTTGATTGGTATCATTTCAAAACCATACTGGTGTTTCCCGGAAACGTTTATATCTTTCCAAGTAAGACAGCACAATTTTTGCATCCTCGTTACAAAATCCTTGAACACACTATTATCACATCCTTTTAAAGATGTTTTCATATCCAAGTACTTAAAGCAGAAAAGAGGTTCTTTGCTTCTCGCATCAACCTCTTTTTCTTTTAAATTAGGCTTTACATCTTTATGCTTTAACTTAAACTTGCCACTCATTTATGCTTCAATTTGTGTTTTGAAAAACGCCATCATCTTATCACGGCTTATTACAGAGTTTATTTCCGTGGTTTTCCAAGGAGATTCTTCATGTGTCATTTTCATCAAGGCTACAGCAGAAAACTGGTTGTATTCCTCATAAACATTGTTGAAAAGTTCTTCTTCATCATCTGATAAAGATATACCTTCTTTTGAAGTCGATATAGAATTGGATTCAAACGATTTATATTCCTTATATACAGAAGGGACAACCGGTCCATATTGCCAGGCAACAATATCCTCATCAAACAATGGTGTTCCAAAATATGCCAAGTGGAAACCTTGTTGGTAATACATCATCTTCTGCAATTTCAGATTTGATATAGTATCACCATGTTCCAAATCTGTTTTGGATATAATTTTATTTGCGATGTCTAATGCTTTGTATGCCATAATACTAATGAGTTATTTGTAAAAAAACAAAGGGTAAGCATACCTATTATTCAAGGACAAGCTGCAAATACAGCTTTAAGGTATGCGTAGCCATGAGCGTAATTATGATGCAAATATAGAGGCTAAAATTTGTATTGCAATGGATTTCTTATTTAATTTATACATGTTTAATAGCATACAACAAAAATCCCCGAACGCTACGAACGGGGATTACATTATCCTATTTTTAATGTTTTTACATTGATTGTCAGAAAAATCACGGTGGTTATACAAAAATAAGTGTTCTATTTTTCAGATTCATCTTGAAATTTCAATGGCTCGCAACTACCCAACCTCGCTAAATTGATACTCTTACATACCCATTCAAACAAATATGCAGACGGCTCGTCTCCGTGTTTCATTCCTATTGCGTTCTCTATTCCATCAACTACATGGCTCGCTTCATGGCAAACAAGCCCCATCCTCATATCAGTTTTATTGCGGAATATCACAAGTATGCCTACCATATTAGTGTCATTCCGTACAACTTCCGTTAATGTCAATCCGTCCCATTCTGAATTTGCCTCAAAACTTAATCTTTTGTCACTTCCGTTTTCGTGAAAATATCTATTAATGTAATCCTCATCAGAACCTATGTACACCCATAAATTTCGGGGGTATATTACAGGGTCAAACTCGTATAATAAGTTTTTCTTACTCATAGTTTCACCTCCACTTCTGCCACATACACCTTATATATTTCATGTCCCAACTCGTCATAAACCACTCTTCTCACAAAGCCGACATCCGAAACTTGAACTCCGGTTTCATTTTCAAACCCATTCAAAAGAACAGCTATCTTTTCGCCCAACTCCTGCTTCTTTTGCTTTATCTCTTCAACATTCATGTCAATTGTCAGTTTTCAAATATATATTCTTCAATTCGTCCTTTTTTAAAGATCCGTACTTTATTGCACGGTCTATACGCTTACGGGCATTACCATCCTTAGATTTTGCACTATTTTTAGAATTATCTTTAGATATAATCAGTTTAACCAACTCGTTCAAAGGGATAGGCTCTGCAACAGCTCTATCCCAAATAGAAGTGAAAAAATCTTTTGCAGGTTTTCCCATAAGTAATTTCTTTTCCGTTTCATCACCAACCTTTTCAAAATGAAGGTAAGGTCCCGAAATAATATTGAAATATGGCAGGAGCGACTTTTCATCCGGTTCACTCACCATGCGAGTTTTTAGTAGTTTTAGATAACGTCCTCCATTCCTTGTACGTCCTATGGCAAACACCCCGTCCGCAAAGTTGGAAAGAAGCTTGCTCCCTGCCATATTGGTTTTAGACAAGGGCTTCCATTCCTCAATCTTAGGCGTATGCGCTATTACCATGATACTGATTTTCAGCTCACGCTTCAATCTTGTAAGACCGTCCATAATAGCACCTGCAAACTCCGCTTCTGCTGTCTGCGTAGAAAGATAGGAAAGATTATCAAGTATCATAACCTTTGCACCTGTATCAATCAGCTTGTCTTTTATGCCGTCAATCACGTTCATGTTAAAATCTTCGCTGTCCACTTCTTCCGATATGGTGCATCGGATAAGCGACTTCGGGAAATCCGCATTGCAGTACCTTCTTGCAAGCTGCCTGTCCGATAACTCAAAGTCGAAGTACAAAACGGTTTGAGGACTTACCTCCACCTCCGTACATTCGCTTTCCCCTTTGGCTATCTCGTAGGCTATCTGCGTGGCAAGAATGGATTTACCTATTCCGCTATCGGCAAATAAGAATACAAGCTCGTTCTCCCACCAAAAATCGCCCCAAAGCCTATGAATAGGAGGCTTCTTCTTACCGCCCTCAATGACTGACTGCATATCGGAAGAGCTGAACAATGGTATTTGTTCAACCATATCTCCATCATCGGGAATATCGCTACCTATTTGCTCAAACCGTTCTATGTCGGCTTGTATTTGCTCTTCTTCTATATAATTCATTGTTTTTTAAGCTCCGTTTTAGCGAATACTAAATTTTGTACTTCTTCTTCCCATATATCACCTTCGTTTCCTTCAAAGTCAAGGTAAACGGTATCATTCGGGCTTGCCCCATTGATGCTTGAAAATATTCCGACTATCTGCATGGGGATGGAAAGCCTTTCTCCCTGTGGGGAGCGGAATTTGATATGAACATAGTTGCCTATTTTTAAGTCTGTTGCTTTCATAATCTGATTTTTAAGCAAGGTGCGCCAGTATTAACCAACGCACCCGTTACTTTTTCTACACGTGGATATAGGCATGTTATTTAGCCCATTCGGACTTAGTTATACAATTCATTGACTTAAACCTGCCGGTCACTTTATTGTGACCGTATGAGTACACGTAGCAGATACCTTCTCCGGTGATATTTACAGTAGATCCACCTCCAACATACAGCTTGCACACATTCCCTTTTGAAACATGGAACTCAACCTTTGAAGCAAGCACCGTAGTAAGCGTGCAATCCTGCTCTATTTGCCCGTTAAAGTCCACATACAGGCACGAAGTATATCCATCCTTGCTCCGCTTCCATTTGCCATTAATATAGTCAGAAAACGTTCGTTCCATATACTGAATATCCATACCGAATCCAAAGCTATGAGCATCTGTCAACAGCTCCACACCGTTTGAATCCAAAGCTATATCCATTAACGCTTCCTTACTTGTAGCTACGTCCCATTTATTCTTATATCCAGTGCAAAGACCGAGCATCATGACATTACGTTTAAAAGAAAGTAAATCATTCATAAAATTGGGAATTTTTTTAGTTCAACTTCTATAAGCTCTTTTATCATCATTACGGCATTGTCCGAATCAGGAATGCTCTTATAAGTCTTTACGGACCGTATAATGTTCCTGCTGCTAATTTTTGAGTGTTTGGCAATATTACCGTATGAGATTCCGAATCTGTTATGCAATACGGCAAAAACTGCACCTCTCGCAATCCTCCCTGTAAGAATAATGTTTGTCCTTCCTTCATAGATAGTTGAAGGATATACAGGGTCCTGATTGCAGAATACTTTATTTACGCAATCACACACGATACGCTCAACTTTTCTTATAACGCCCGATTTTAAAGAATCCTTTTCTTCTGACATACTTTTCTAGTATTTTCTTTTGGTCTTCATTAAGTATTTCTCCGCATATATACATGTTTCCAATAACAGCCTTCTTAAAGTCTGTCACCTTATTACCTATGCTTAGTCCAAGTCCACAATCAATACCTTTATATACAGCAGGAATAAGCACATGAGTATTTATCTTTCCTTTTACGGGTATTGCATTAATTTCAAACTTGACTTGTCCATGTCTTATCCGTATGCCTCCAGTTTCCCAGTCAGGCAAGAATATACCCTTAGTAACTTCCCCGGTTTCCTTGTCCTTGAAAGATACCCACTTCGCACCCGGATGATTACCTATATTGATATAGATACGGTAAGTATTATCAGGATTATACCTGTCTTTCCTCGGTTTCAACACTTCCATCGAATACCTCCTTAGCCTCTTCTGCCATGATAACCTTCTGCTCAAATTCAGCATTCGCCTTTAAATCTTCTTCAGGTGGCGTAGTGTTCATTGCTTTATTCAAATCTTTCATCTGACCTTCCATCCACTTCATATAATTTTCGGCTTCTTTCTGCGCTTCATTAATATCTGTGAACACAGCCATAGGCTTGATAAGGTTCGCTTCGGTAAGCACCTTCATACCGTCCAAGAACTCCTTGTTGGTGGAAGTAGTTTTCCCGAACATTTCATTCTCTTTGTCTTTGATGGATTTCTTGAAGTCCACCATATACTTCAACCACGCATAGAGAGATGTTTCATGTGCCACACCGTCCAATCCCACAGCGTACGGGGTAGTGAACACCCGGAATCCTGTGTAGTTCTTAAAACAGGCATATCCTTTCGTGATTATAATCTCAAACGAGCCGAAGTTTTCTCTCTCCAACACATCACTTTCTTTGATGATGAACTCAAATCCTTGTTGTTCCTTGTTATTTGCCATACCTTATTCCTCCGTTTTAGCTTTTCTACCTCTCTTCGGACTGAACGCTGTCTTAGCATCCTCGACCTCGATAACACACTCTCCTTCGTCCTCAATTGTCGCCACCGCCTCATTCTCCTTCAACACTTCCTCAACAACCGGATTAGCTGCTTCCTCCGCTTCATCAACAACAGACTTCCCGAATCTCGGCTTCTCCTGGTTCATGTTCAGCTTCTGCATATCCATGGCGTACTGCAACTGGTACACCTTGAACTTCTCATCGTCCGAATCAATGATGTCGTCCGCTGCATCAGCATAGTGCATGGCGATAGTTCGTCTGTTTGCTTTCATAGCCATTCCCAACGCCTCTTCATCCACGTACATATACGGATGGATGGAGATAAGACCATCAATGGGAGAAAGCCGCCCGAATGTCTTCTTGTACTGGATAAGTCCGTCAGCCCTTTGTTCAACAATGGCATAGGCATTCATAAGGTTTTTCTTCTTGATAAGGGCGATAGCCAATATCCAAGTAAGCCCCAGTTCGGGATTGAACTTTTTGGGCAAATCCTTGCACTTCGCAAAGGATAATGCTTCCGATAAGGTTTCTGTTTCTAAAAACATAGCAATATAGAATTTAATTGTTATTCGTTAGGAAAAGTTTCGTCATATCCGAAGGAATGCCCATATACGTTCTTGAACGTAAATGTCACTTCCTTGTATTTCTGTCCGTAAAGAGTGTCGCTTTTAGGTTCTGTGGCTCCTGAAAGGTACATAAGGACCTTTCTCTTCCTCGCTGTATCACGGTAGGCAATCTTAGAACCGGTAATGAAAGTCATAAAGTCATGGTAAGACTTATCATCCTTGGTATCATCCTCCAAGAATATCAATGTCAGTTTTATAGTTGTCTGCTTGTGTGCCGGTGTGCTGGAAATATACACCTCCGCCTTACTTGTCTCAGCAAAATCCTCTGCATACATATTTGTAGGCTCTCCATACGAATTAAGACCTGTACATTCTTTATACCTTAAACCTGGGAAATCTATTTCCAAGTCTTTCCAACCGGCACCAAGCTCGCCATAATGCATCATATAAAACTTGTATTCATTCATATTATTATATTATAATACACGCAAATATAATAAATTAAATTCATATATTAAAGCTTTACTTTAATATTTATCACTGTGATATATTTAAATCCGTTTTAATATTGAGCTTTTAATCTTAAAAGTAAAAGAATACTTGAAATATACCTTGCATTGCATAGTACTACCTCATTGCATATTAGACATACCCTATATAAATAAAGGAAAAATGTCTAATCCAAAACCTATAAAAAAGAAAGTAACATAAAGAAAAAAGTGAGCGACAGCGAACACCGCTCTCCCTTTTATTATGAATATAATGAAAGGGGTTCATACACATACTGCATAGAGAAGCATCAACGTAAAACAATAACTCATATAATATAATAATATTATGTTACAGTTTGTGCATCTTGATTTGGATAAAATATTTAAAC